GTCCGCGAGTATCCAGAGACGGCTGCGCCTCCGCCGACCAATGGCACTCGACCGGAGCAGGTTGTCGATCAGTGGTGGTGGAACGCTCCCTTGTCCGAAATCGAGAACAAGCAGGCCGACATGAAGCGCGAGTACGACCGCATTTCCCAGATCGTGCTGGCGCGTAACTCTCGGGCGCCGAAAGTCTGGACCTGCTGGACGCAATCCCACAAGAGTCTGGTGTCCAAGAAAACTTTGGCTGATTGCCGGGGCTCGGTTCCTGATGGACGCTGGCAGATGAAAGACGATGGCTATAAGAACGCGCAGGGTGTAGTCGAGCCGCAAGTCATCTGTGCCTCGCCCTTCTGCTATCAGGAGTACATGCAGAACCGTCCCGTCGCGGGGCTGAGCAGGAAATGAACCTCGACCGAGCGGAGCAACTGCTGTCACGACTGCCGATAAAAGATAGGCAAAAGAATATCTCCGTTCCGTTCCTGCTGAATCCCAATCAGAAAAAAGCTCACCAGATGGTGAAGCGTCAATACGCCCGCGACAAATGGTGCAGGGCAGTGGTGCTCAAATCGAGACGCGTAGGCATGTCGTCGTATTTTGACGGACTCTTGTTTTGTCACGGAGTCGCAAGACCGCAGGCGCACGCCCAGATCGTCGCTCACCTTAAACAGACCTCGGAGACTGGATTGTTTCGCGTACCTCGCGATCTAGCCAACGCACTCAACAGCAGAAGTGAATGCTGCGATGTGCGAGCGCGAACGATTATTTTCCATCATCCGTCTGGCGATTCACTGCTTGACCTGGCTACCGCCGGCACAGGCTCCGGTGGCCGTGGACTCACCCTCTCCGCACTTCACCTCTCGGAAGCCGCTCAGTTCCCCGGCGACGATTCGTTTCTGTCGCTCTTGCCTGCTGTCTCTGAAGCTCCTGACACCATCATCGCGGTTGAGTCCACGGCCTACGGCAGAACCGGAGTCGGGCAAGCGTTCTATGAATTCTGGAACGCAGCCTGTGCCGGCAAGAGCGGATACATCCCTATCTTCTTGTCATGGCTGGAAGATCCAGACTGTATCCGTCCAGCAGATGAAGCCAGCGATGCTCCGGCGTCTGACCTTGAACGCGAGTTGATGAAGAAGCCCTACAACGCTACTCGCTCACAAATCGCGTGGATGAGGATGACGCTGGAATCGAAATGCAAAGGGCAGGAGCCTTTATTCGCACAGGAATATCCGTGGGCTGCGGAAGTGGCGTTCATCGCGTCGGGTGATCCGGCTTTTCCGAGAGACGAAATCTCCTACGCGCTCTCGACCAAGAAAGAACCTGTGCGCCGCGGCCGAGTGATTCGCAAAGATGGCAAGGCGAAGTTCGAAGAGTCCAGACAGGGCACACTGCAAATCTGGGAGTTCCCTCGTTCGAAGTGCTGGTACTATATTGGCGGTGACGCGGCGGCCGGATACGAGACGGGAGACTTCGCCTCGCTGGTTTGTTTCAACGGAACCACAGGAAGACAGGCGTTCGCTCTCACCGATCACATCCACCCAGAAGAACTGGCCGAGCAGGCAGACCTGTTGGGACGTTGGTACAACGATGCTCTCATCAACATCGAGCTGACCGGGAATCTCGGTCGCTGGGCGCAGAAGAAATTGCGCGACCAGTATTTCTACCCCAACCTCTACATCTGGAAAGGCAAGGACGACAAGAAGGCTGGCAAGGACCGCTCTCACTCCCACGGCTGGGAAACAAACTCGGCGTCTCGTGGATTGATGTTCGATGCGTTCCGCGAGTCGCTGCGAGCTGGAATGAAAAACACTCCCGGCGGGATCGAGGTGTACGACGCGGAGCTTGTTCGTCAAATGGACATCGCTACCTTCCGCGAAGGGCTTCGATGGGAGGTCGAACTTGGTCACGATGACGTTCTCTGCGCTGCCCTATTGTCTATCGTGGCTCGGGCTCAGTATCCCCCTCCCAACATCGCTTCCTACACGGCTAACGTCATGGAGTCAGCACAGGACAAGCACAACAGCGCAGCAGCGGCGCTCAAGGCTCAGCCTGATTTACGCAGGGCTCTGCAAAGCGACTTGAACATGATCTTCAAGAAAGACCGTCAGCGGCAACGCAACGTCATGGGGTTTATCTAAATGCCTCCTGCTTCTCCCGCACCACAAGACACGATTCGCTGGCTAACAACCATCCTGGCGGCGCTTGCCAAAAAGAACGGCGGCGAGCTGCGTGTACCTCGCAAAGCTATCCGGCAAGTTTCAGATGAGTCCTTGCGGCAAGTGCTTCTCGAAGACTTGGATTCCGCCAAGGACGAGATTGTGCTACGCTTCGGCTCGAAGCACTCAGCCATTTACCCGGTGGAGCCGGAATGCAAGATTCAACCGACGCCGCAGCCGCAACCTCAGCCCGTAGTGACGAGGAAGCCCAACGCTCAAATCCCCATGACGGACGAGCAGATAGCCAGGGCGGAGCGGCGGTTGAACCAGATGAAGACGATGAACGCAATCAAGCGAAGCCCGACAACGTCGGAGATACCGCTATAGTTTCGCGCCGGGAAGCGATGCAATTGTGGAAGGAGACCATGCAGGTTTTATCCACAGCGACCAAAAAGGGCAGCGCGTTCCCTTGGTCGGATTATCGCGAGCGCATCATGTCGATGTCCCACCTGCTCATCGACGCTGGCATGGCCTCCCCCAAAGACATCACCAACATGCTGATGGAAATCGACAACCGCTGTAAGACGACAGGCGGAGGATCGGTCGCATCTGGTGGAGACTTTCTGGCTGACTGGTTGAGCGGCAAGGGCGATGAGGTGACGCAGTGACCTGGAAAGCAATCAAGATTCAAGGCCCGTGGCCTCTACGCGAGTGGGGCGGAGGTCTGGCGTGGGCGATATTGGCAGAGCGCTCCGATGGTAGTGTGTGGTGGAAATCGATTTCCGTTTATAACCATCACATCGAAGCCGTTGGATTCCGAGAAGCATTTGCTAGACGGGCGCAATTGTCGTTCGCCTCATTGGATAACTTTCTGCACTGTCAAGCTCCCGAGTATTCATTTATTCCGCTGAGTCTAGTTGAGATCATCAATGGAGAAATGAACTTGAGAGTTGACAATCCTCGAACCTCCTACGTCCTAAATGGGATCGGTGATTAGATGGCGTTCATGCACGTTGGCTACGATGCGATCCAGTCAGGCTCACCGCGCAAGTCTGAACCTGACCTGCTCGGTGCCGACAAAGCTATCGCCCGCCAACTGGATGAACTGGAGAGAATTTCAAAGTACGAACGCGACAAGCACCTCGGACGCGATTATTTCAACGACATCGAAAACTTCTACGGGCTGGAAGACTCTGACGATGCCCGCCCGTCCTTCCGGCCGAGAGTAAGAATCCCGCAGCTCCAGACCCTCGTTCTTAACGAAGCGGTGGACATCACCGACTCTTCGCCCAAAATCTACATCACCAAAAAAGGCGAGCGCGATAAAGAGCGGGAAAAGTTCTACCAGGCCAACTGGAGACAGGGCTGCTACAACAACCGCATCATGGAAGCCTTTGTCTGGGCCATGCTGTCCAACCTTGGGTACTTGCAGATCGGGTTCAACCCGATGGCTCGCAAGGGGCGAGGGTGTACCTGGCTGGACATGCGGAATCCGAAGACGGTGTTTCCAGATCCATACGCCCGCTCTGATTCAGATTGGTCCTTCCTGATTTGGGAAGACTGGATGTACGTGGATGACGTGCACCGCCGCTGGCCCGACAAGGGCTATCTGGTTAGACCGCACCTTTACGCAGGCGAAGCTGATCCCTACGGCTCGGTTGACGGAGCTCTGGAATTCCCAGAAGCCTCGCCGCTATCACAGGGACAAACTCAAGACAGAAAGATATTTCGCGACAACCGCGTGCGAGTCCGCCACTGCTTCATGTTCGACACCACGCGGGAGAAGGTGAAGGACTATGCCGGTTCAGAGTCAGAAGCTCTCGAACTTGTCCATCCTCGTTTCCGATACAAGTATCCTGATGGTCGATGGATCACTGAATGTGAGGGAGTGGTACTGGCAGACGGGAACAACTGGTGTCCACAGCTCCCAGATGACGATCTCGGAACTTTCCCCTTGGTCCGTCTCTCCGCTATGCCCACCATCTCGAACTTCTGGGGTCCTCCTCCGGTCAAGCTTTCTCGCTCGCTGCAAGAAACGGCTGAGCGGCTTTATACGCAGACGTTCGAAAACGTAGTTCGGTTGAACAACGGCGTCATCATCATTCGAAACAACTCCGGCCTTGATCCCCAGGCTATCGGCTGGCTGCCGGGCGAAGTGCTGATGATTAACGCTGGTACCGATCCTCCTCAGGTCATCAACCCTCAACCATTGCCGCAGCACATGATGACGCTGCCAGCCAACATCCTGGCAATCCAAAAAGAGTTGCAGGGGTACTCTCAGGCGCGGCAGGGCAACCCCGGCGCCGGCAACATCTCGCCCGACTTGTTCGACGCTTCTATCTATGCGTCTCAGGCGATGACGCGACTGCGGGCAAGGATGCTGGCAGAAAGCATTCAACGTCTCGCGCAGATTGTGTTCTACGTCCAATCTCGTTATCAGAGGCTCCCCGACCGTAGATTCATAGGTATCGAGCGGGAAGAAGTCTCGTTCGCTTCGTGGGAGCCGACCGACTCGATGGACCAGTACGATGCCTATTTGGATGAAGGTTCGCTCCGCGTGTTGAGCGGGACTGCGCTCAAGAGCGTGGTCGGAGCGTTGGCCAAAGCTGGAATGCTGCCGACCAAGTACGTGCTGGAATCCCTTGACGTTCCGAATGCTGAGGAAATCAGCGAGGAAAAGCTACGCGAAAGCGAGCTCGCGGCTCTTGCCCGCGTGAAACGCCCCCGATGAAACTACCTTTCGCCATCGCCGCCGATATGACACATATGTGGCTCTCGGCTTCTGAGGCGGCAAGACACTTCGACCGCAGTAGAAAAACCATCACCGTCTGGTGTAACGACGGCACCTTGGTAGCATTCAACATCAGGGTCTATCGAGACATCAGCGGGCATTGGTGGATAGGGATACCGAATGTCGGCACGGTAGAAAGCGTACACACGTTACGGTCTAGTTTGACACCCACCGCTCTTTAGCCCCAATCTCGGGGCTGTGCTAAGCGAGTCGCTGGAAATTTCCGGTCACCAGTTCGAAATTCTCGATCTTCGCAGGGAAGGCGAGAACTGGCTGGCGAGATTTGCAGTTGACGGTCGCCCCTACCCTCCGTTTTTTGAACCGCACGTCAACGTCCTCCAAATGAACAACGACGAGTTCCTGACACACATGAAATCACAGGCGCTCAGCGTAGTGCAGGCGGTGGAGCAGGGAGTTATGGCATGAAGAATTGCGCCAGTATCAAAAAGATGGGACCGCGCAAGGGCCGGGCCAGTGGCCGGATGCGTGGCCGCCGCGGCATGAGAAAGTAATGCGCCTCGGTCGTTCCAGAGTCGCCAAGGTGCGTATGGGACGCCGGCGGCAGCAGCGCAAGCTGTATCGGGTTCGAGTTGGAAGGAAGTAGAAAAACACATCGCGTCAGTTTGCTCTGGTCTTAGGACCGTGGCGCGAGGGAAGGAGCAAACACCATGGCTCGTCGCGGCAAACGCGGCCACAAGCGTGGCGGCAAGCGCAAGTAGTTAAACCAGGACCGGGAGGGTAGAAATACCCTCCCACAACGAATCGAGGCGGGAATGGCGAAGCAAGACAGCCCGATCAAATCCAAAGAGCGGTTCACCACGCTCTCCCCCGTCCTCGATACCGAGCAGGGCAAGGCCACTGGATACCCGGTATTCAATGGCGATCTTCCGGCCGACAACGTGGGCTATCTGCCCAAGGAGGGTGAACGTGGCAAAAGGGACTAAGGGAATTCCCGACATCATGGGACCGCTGAATGTGCCGGCGCAGCCCGGCGACTCGCTGGTTCCGCAGAACGATATGGGCGGAGTGGCGCCGGAGTTCTCCAAAGGAACGAGCGCACCCGATCCTCTCGGCGTCATGATTAAGAGCGGCAACAAGTAAATGGCGTCTGCTCCCAATCCGCTGCAGAGCATGATTATGAGTGCGCTGCAAGCTCGCACAGCCGGAGGCGGGATGCCTCCCGGCGGAGCTCCTGCAATGCAGGGCGGAACTTCTCCCGATGCCGGAGCGCAGTACGCCGAGCAGGTATCGAGCCTGAAAGGGGCAGACCCCGGAGGGCTGGAGCGGCAACTGAAGGCCATGAAAAGCATACTCGCGATCATGTTGGTTCAAAACTTAGACCGACTGCCAAACGTCGCGGGGCAAATCTCCAAAATTATCCCCATGTTGGACCGGGTTCTGAAAGAGGTGAGTCAAGCCTCGAATGTGAACTCAGCCGTTCGAAATCCGATTCAGATGGGGATGGCCCAACCACCCGAGGGACAACCTAGCGCCATGCCAGGGGGCGCATTCTAGGAGCTGGAAATGTCGATTTACGATGAGATTTTTGCCGACGACAAGACCTACCCGGATTCAGCCGAACTCACCATCAACGGCAAAGCGGTAAAACTGGGAGACATTCGCGACCTCACCCGCAAGAAGCAGCAAGAGTTGGCTGCCAAACTGGCCGAAGTCCAGCAGGAGCGGGAAGGGGTAAAAGAGTTGGCCACCAAGGCCGCCGCTCTTCATCAGCAGCTTCAGGATCAGGTTGCCGCCGCCGACAAAAAGCCCAACGTCCAGGTCTCGGACGTGGATGACTTCGAAAACGATCCTCTCTACGCTCCCATCCGCAAGCGCCTTTCCCCTATCGAGCAGACGATGAAGGAACTCGGAGAGACACAGAAGAAGCTGGCGACTTCACTGGAGCGGGCCGCGACCATCTGGTTCAAGGAGCGTTCGGCTGACCGCTTCGAGCGCGTCTCCGACCGGCTGAAGAAGGCCGGCAAGGATAAAGACTGGAACTTCGACAAGGTCCTTGAGTTCGCCGCCAAGAACAACATCGTGGACGCCAACGGCCTCCCCGACGTGGTGGGGGCGGTAACCAAACTGACCGCAGAAGACGAGCGCAAGATCATCGAGCAGGAAGCCTACGAGCGCGGCCTGCGGGAAGGCGCGCAGAAGGGGCGCATGTCGAACATGACCCGTCCTACCTCTGCCGCTGGAGCCAAGGCCAAGCCGGAAGATTCGGCGGTCGGACGCACGGCGAGCCTGGAACACCTCGGGGATGACGTAGCCAAAGACCCCGAGTTGATGGATATGCTGTCGCAGTTGGGGGCCATTGACCCGAACGAGATCGTGCAGTAACAGGAGAGCATCATGGCTGGAGCAGGTGTTGTTGGAACTGGCATATCGTCACCGAGTGCATTACTTGTAAACACACTCGATTCGATCTCGCAGAAAAAGATTTTTCCTTTCCTTTCGGACATCACGCTCAAGCCATCGCCTACCTATTGGGCGCTGCAGCGCTCCGGCAAGCATGTGACCGGCGCCGAGCTGGTATTCCCCTTGCTGACCCAGGAGGAGCCGACCGGCGGAGCGTTCTGGGGCGACCAGGTTCTGAACACCGCAGTGGTGGACTCGATCCAGCCGGCCAACCAGGTGTGGAGGGCCTACTATCAGGTCTGCGCCATCCCCACGCTGGACATCATCCTCGGCTCCGGCGGGGCCTCGGCCATCGACGTGGTCAAGGCAAAGATGCAGGCTTGCGCTGCGTCTCTGCTTCCCAAACTGGCCCGCGCTGCCTGGGGAACGTCGCCGCAGAACACTTCCATCGACATCGACAATATCCCTGCGTGGATTGGGACCCAGAACAACACCATCGCCGGCATCAACCGCTCGACGTTGAAGGCATGGAACCCGGCTGTCTCGGTCTCGGCTGGCTCGGCTCACCT